GATTAGACTCAATTACAGCAATAGTATTTAATAATTCTGCTTGTGTTGGTGCTTTTTTATCAGGATTTTGTAATTTATAATTTTTTATAGCTAAATCTACTTCTCCAGTTGCTATTTCTAGGTTATCTTTTTTAGCTGTTATACTAGCTGCTTTTTGTTTCTCTTCTAACATATCAGCTTGTTGTCTTAGCCTTACTCCTACCATCTGTATATTAGGATTAGGATTATTACCTAATTTTCTAGCTACCTCTTTTAATCCCTCTGGTGTATTAGGGTCACCAACATTTAACACAGCATCTGTATAAGCTGTTTTTATCTCTTGCAACTGTTGTGCTTGTGCTTCTTCTGGTGTTTGTTGTCCAAATAAACCTCTAATGCTACTAGATAGATCACCTCTGGCTTCTTCTATCATACCGCTAATAGCACCTATAGGACTACTTTGCCTTACAGCAGGTGTTCTTCTTCTGACTGTTGCACCAGTAGGTCTATCACTAGCAAATAATCCTTTCATTACATCCATCATATCTTTTATCCTTTATACAGTTATTCCTACTGCTTCTAAAATTTTTCTAACTTCGTCTGCACTATACTTTTTATCTCCACCTATAGGAACATTACCAGGGTCAGTTTCTAAACCAAATAAACCTTTACCAAAGTCTCCCAACTCTGTTAAACCTGCAATCTCTGCTTGCGCTCCTAGTTGTTCAAACTGCGATTTAGTTCTTAAACCTTCTCTAGCTGGTACTTGTCCTAACGTATAAGCTATGTTTTGCGCTCTTGCTAATTGATCTGCTGGTAACTTATCTATAGATTGTGCAGCACCTGTAAGTCTGCCACTAAGTTGTGCAAGTCTGTCTGCTTCTGTTGTTCCAAACTGCGTAGCTGCTAGTGACTCTTTTGCTCTACCTGCTTCTTGTGCAGCAAAGAGTGACTCAGCTAATGGACTAACTCTACGTTCACCACCTACAGTTGGCATAGTCTGACCATAACCTAGTAAACCTCTCTGTGCTAGTGTACCTAACAATCTTTCTTGTTCTCTTGCTCTTTGTGGTTCTGATAGTCTTGATATATCAGCAAACAAAGACTGTGCAGCTTCTTCTCTAGTGCCTGGTATCTGTCCTGCTAACTGTCTAGCACTCTCTAAGTAACTCTCTCTTAGTGGTTGATATGCTACATCAGCAGTAGCAGTAGCTCCTTCAGGAGTTATTTCACTTACTCCTAAACCGCTTCTGACTGTATAAGGTTTAAATAAATCAGCAAACTCTCCTGCTATGTCTTCACCTCTACCTTCTAGTCTTTTTCTTATTTCTTCTAGTTTAGCAAAGTCTATACCAGTTCCTACTGCTCCTTCCAGAAAACCACCTACATCTTCACCAAACACTTCTTTTAAGTCAATAAATTTATCAGCTTCTTCTACTACCTTTTCTACTGCTTCTTTTGTTACAACACCTGCACCTGCTGCTTTTATAATATCATCTACTGCGGTTGCAGCACTTGCTGCATCAGTTATGTTAGGAAGAGCATCACTAAAACCTGTTAAATCACTTAAACCAGTGCCCCCTGATATTAAAGCATCAACTCCACCCATTCCTGCTTGATCAAATAAATTAGAAGGAGCGCCTACACCTAATGATGACTCTCCGTAAGTTTGTGGAGTAAAATCTTGTTGTGCTAAACTAACATCTGTAGGTAGAGAATAATCTAAACCTTCTGTTAAAGAATAATCCAAACCTTCTGCGGTATCTAAACTTACATCACCAGGTTGTTGTAAAGCACCTCCTGCATCTATTGCTGATAAAGCAGGATCACCAATAGGTATTTTAAAACCTAGAGGATTATCACCATTTAAAAAACTTTCAGGAACTCCTAATTCAACTAATTTTTCTCCTACAAATCCGCTTTGAATACCATAAGTAGTAGCACCTGCTAATAATGCACCTATAGCCGCTGATTTAAAATCGCCTCCGCTTGTTATAAAACCACCACCGCCTCCTACTATAGCTGCTCCTACTGCTTTTGCTCCTGCTGTTGTTGCTTCTCCAGCACCTACAAACTTACCTATCTCACCAAAACCTCCTCCAGCACCTATAGCTAGACTACCTACTAGTACCGCTGCGTTTATCATAGCTTGGTCAGAAGTATCTTTATATAATGGGTAAAACAGAGGAGTACCGTCTTCCATAAATTCTATGTTTAAAGCAGCACCACCTTCTACACCTGAATACAAATCACCAAATATTGTAGCTTCATCACCACCACCATATAAAGTACCACCGCCTTGAAATACATCTATTCTTTCATTAGTTTTTTTATTATATAATACAGGCATTTCAGAAGGTAAAGTTGCCATATACATTGTTTCAGTAGATCCGTGAGCGCCTTGTAAGGATACTTCCCTAACTAAACTAGGGTCTACTTCTATAGTTCTTTCACCAGTACCTCCAAAACCAACCATACCTTCAGTATATCTATATTTAGTATTACCAGTATTAGGATCAGTAACTTTTTCAGTTCTTTTTCCTATATCTAATATACTATCTACACCAGCTTTAGCAAACTCTTTAGCTTGTTCATCTATAATATAGTCTAAATCATCAGGATTTACATAAGCAAAGTCATTGAGCTTTAACATATCCATTTGATTAGTTAATTCTATTTTTAGATTATTAACTCTTTGTTCATAAGACGTAGTATCGTCTGTAACGCTCTCACGAGCCTGTGACTGCTCTCTTGTCTCTGCAAGCATACCAGTACCACTAACGTCTGTAGAGGGCTGTTGGGAGTCTGTGGTGGTGTCTACAGACGTAGTAGTAACTTCTGGTTCTGTTACAGGTATAGCTGCTGCTCTTTGTTTTATAACTTCTTGTTCAGCAGGATTTTCTTGATATGCTATATATTCAGTAAAGCTCATAGGTCTGCCTGTTACTTTAAAAAAGGCATCCTGTGCTTCTTTCATTGACTGTATGCTCACGAGTATGACCCTCCCTCTATTGAACCACCAGATAATGTACCTGATAGTACAACATTTGTAATGGTTGCTGTGCCTGTCACCGCTGGGGAGGCACTATTAGCTTTCGTCGCAACTGCTGTAGCAATATTATCAAATTCAGTATTAATCTCTGTTCCTTTAACGATTTTGTTTGGATCTCCACTGTTTAACGTATCCTTTGCTGCGAAGTTAGTTGTTTTTGAATAATTACTCATTATATAGTCCTTCCTAGAACTGAATAAATATCTATCTTTTGTAGTGATAGAGGGTTACTATCTATTGATGCGTTTACTCCTACTTGTAAAATAGTACCATTTCCTGATAATTGTGTACTAAGTTTGTCAATAAATACAGAAGCTGAATATTCTGCTACATTGTATTCTGCTGTACCATACTCAGCAATGTTTCCTTCTTTTGTTTGTACATCAGCATTATTAAAACTGTTTTCATAATCAAAAGCCCATTTCAAAGCTAATGTAGTATTAATAGCACCTATGACTGTTACATTAATCTTTTTAGGTATCTTAGTTACAGCAGGATTACCAAAGTCTAAATATGGTGATAGGTAGCTAAATACATAACTAGAACCACCATCAGTAAAGTTTTTATACTGTGCTATACCATTAGGTTGTCCTAACAGTAATCTGTTGTCATTTGTTACCGCTAATGATGATGGGTCTATACTATCCCATCTAGTTACTCTGTATGAACCATCAGGTAGTGTTGCTCTTACATCAAAACAAAATGTAAAACCTGAAGCTGGTAAAGTTAGTAAATAAAATGCTTCTTTCTCATAGTATATACTTCTTATCTCATCTTTGCTCTCTACTGCTACAAGAGAAAGAAAGTTATCTCTTACATTCTTTGACAAGTCTCTTAATGGTGCTGACTTCTCTTGTATGGTTCTACCTAGACTTCTTAGACCACTATCAGATAGAAATACTAAATCAGTACCTATAACTTGTACAGAGTCTCTTGCAATACAACCTGTGCCTACGATTACATCATTCAATGATATGTTACTTATATCATCTGCATTTTGATATAATACAATGTGATGTTCACAAAATATTACTAGAAAGTTATTATGTGCAGCCAGTGCTGTTATCTTGTCACCACCAGGTATGACTTTCTCTAAATTTAACTGTCCTGAACCAGAACCACTAAAGTCTGAACCGTCTAGTAATACACTGTGGTATATTGTTAATGGATCATTTACTATATTAGCCATCCACATTCTACCAAAAGCTGATAGTGCTACATTAGGTGTAAATGTATCTGTTGCATATCCAGAAGGTACATTACCTACATCTCCTAGTCTTTGCAGTCCAAAGTCTCCTGTGTGTGCATGACTACCACCTCCACCACCACCTACAGGTAACTTATGGTATACTAAAGTAGGATGTCCTTTTTGTACTGCATACATATGTGGACTAAAATTAGTACCGCTTTCAAACTCTGCTTGTTTAAACTGCCAGTTGTTATCTGATATGGTATATGTAATTGTTGCATCAGCGTTAGTATTATATACAGGCATAGCAGACATACTAGTTTCACCTCTATACAACTTTTCATCACCACCACTAATAATAGTATGTGATCCTGTATCTGTATAATTATCAAACTCTACCATACACTCTGGTACTGTAGATGTACCACCAGCAGTTGTCTGATACTCCCAACCTCTTCTAGCAGCCATTCTACCAGACTTATCAATTACAGCATTATCTGCTTCTAGTGTAAATGACAAGTCAAGAGTTACACCAGAGTCTTGTGTGTTAATACCAAAGAAGCCTGGTGATGTTATTGCTACTGGTTGTATAGGTTTGTTAGGCATTATGAAGGATACCACACTGTTTCTTCATCAGGTCTTCTTGCAGCTTCTATAGCTATAGCATCTCCTAAAGCCTGTTTAGCTACTGCGTACTGACTTGATACACTGATACCTCCGTCTTCACCGCGTTCTTCTATTGCCTTAGCCCATGCTAAAGATGTAATTATATTCTTTTGTATAGCAGTAGTATCTGTATCATTTGTTAGTTCTTCTTCAGGTATAACTAAGTCAAACCTTATTACATAATCACCATCAGGAATAGGATATAAATCTATTTGCCCATCTCTATCAGGGTCTACACCATTAGGATTATAGTATAATGGCGCACCCTGTGTAGGTGTGTCAGTTAACAACAAACTTTGTATAAAGTATGCTGATGTTTGATAACGTAAGAATACATCTTCTGTATCATTATGTGCAGAGATGATTCTAAACTTGTTTCTAGCACCATCTAAGTTGTAGTTAAATGTGCCTTGTTGTGTAGTAAACGATACTGTGCTTCTTAGTACATCCCAGTTCCATGCGTCTTCTGTTTCTCTTTTAGCGTCATTAACTAAAGCACCTATCAAAGAAGAATACCCATTCTGAGACACACTGGTTACTTGGGCTTCTCTGAGCCTAACCAGTACATCATTTACTAAATCTAAATATGTAGTTGTAAGTGCCATTTAGCAATCCCATTTTCTTAGTGCTTTATTAATCCTACTATTAGGATCATTAGCAGTTTTACTACCTGTTCTTTTCTTTTTCATTCCTTGCATCCTAGCACAGAAACTCTTACGCCTAGATGCTGCTTTGGGTGACTTCTTTGCTTTCTTTCTTGATACTGGTGGTTTTAAGTTAGCACCTGTAGTTCTTTTAAAATACTTTCTACCAGCTTCATTAAGACCACCTTTAGGATTTTGATACTTTTTTTGAACCATTTTTCTTCCTTGCAAATGTTCTTACATTGGTAGGTTTACCACCTGTATTACCTGCTGCTCTCTTTCTTCTTACAGCAGACTTTCTTTGTGCTTCTGTCATACTCTTAGCTTTAGACCTAGGTACACATTTAGGATAGGCTCTCTTACTATCTTTAGTAGACTTACGACCACAAGCCTGAAACTTACCTTTCTTTTTAGGTGCTCCTATATCTACCCAGTCACCTTTCTTGCCTTTACCAAACCATTCTTTTAGTGACATAGTAAGCAACTCCTACAGGTATAACAACAATTATAAAAAACATAACTAAACCCATTTATGCGTAACCTCCACCTCTTTTTTTATACTCTCTTACTAACCAACCATTAGCATAAGCACTAGGGTATACATCAAACTTACGTTTAGCTTCTGCTTTGACTCTGTTATACAGAGCCTTGTTAGTAGGTGTAGGAGATTTCTTAGACTTTTTTGCTGCCACTTTTAGCCCTTTTTTGTGCTGTTTTAGAAAGTTCTTTAAGATGAAAAAGTTTTTTACTAGACTTGGTATGTGATGCACCAGAATGTAATGTACCATCACTCATCTTGTGCATCTTGCCTTTATATTCTTTACCATCTCTAAAGTAGTGAGCTACGCCCTTAGCCATTATGCTTTTCTCTTAGCTGGTTTTTTCATTGGCTTCTTAGCCATCATCTTCTTACCACCATAACCTTTATTCATACCGTTTTTCATTGGTTTTTTCTTGCCTTTCATCATGCCGTACATAGACTTCTCCTTAGCTTAGTTTTAAAATAATAGTAATAAGTATTAATACAATAGAACCAAAACAACCAATTAATATAGTTTCTAGTCTCTTTATTTTAGAAAGTGTCTCAACCCACCTTTCTGCACACACAGCCTCATGGGATGTTAGTCTTTTGTCTAATTCGTTTAGTAACTCTTCTGTCTTCATCGTTTAAACACCTCCTGCACTAGAACCACTTATATCAATCCATGTCTGATTATCTTCATCCCAGTTATACATACCGCCATCAGTAGGCATTGCAGATGGTGCTATCCATGTAGCATCAGCAGTAGACATAGACCAACTGTTATATGGCTTTGGAGGCATAAAATAGTTTACATCTTCATAATATGTATAATCTATTCCCGCATAGTTTCCTCTAAACGCAACACCTCCTAGAAAATGAGAGTTTTTAAGAGTATTGTATGAAGTACGTTTGACAGTACAGTTATGAAAGTTGCCATAATACTCTTCCCAGTTTTCAGATACATCTGTTTCGTCTTTGCCACCAATAACTGAAAATACAACATTTGCTGAATTCAATAATGCGTAATGTGCCATGTATTTATTTCCTATATTGTTATTGTGTCTGAGCCATCAGTAAATTTATAAACTTTATAACCTGAACGAGATGATGTATTTAGCGTGAAAGTTAAACCTGAACCGATAGATGTTAAATCTGCAAACGTATTTGGATAAGCAATAATTACAATACCTTTTCCACCTTGCGCACCATCTTTCGCTGCGCCTCCACCTTGACCGCCACCACCTCCACCGCCTCCAGTGTTTACCGTACCAGCATTACCATCTACTTGTATTCCTCCGTTTCCTCCACCGCCATCACCTCCTGTGCCTGGGTAAGATGTTCCCTCTTGGCCTCCACCGCCTCCACCAGCAAACGTGTTGTCCGATGCTCCAGTTAATATAGTGGTTGTTTTACCATCACCACCATGAGAAACACCATCTGTATCTCCTGCCTCTAATGCTCCACCACCGCCTCCACCAGATCGTTGTCCAGAACCTCCTCCCCCACTGCCTCCATCATTTCCCTGAGAGGGACTAGTAGAAGGAGTATTCCCTGAGCCAATATCTCCGTAACCAGGAAATGCACCGCCTCCAGAACCTCCATTACGCCCTGCAAAACCTATATTCCGAGCTGCACTTCCAGAGTCACCACCTCCTCCTCCAGTAGAAGTGATTGTAGAAAAAACGGAGTCTGTGCCTTTACCACCATGAGGCGTACCGCCTGCGCCACCAGCACCTATTGTTATTGTGTAAGAGTTTCCAGGAACTACAACAAAAGACGTATCATCACGAAAACCTCCACCACCTCCGCCTCCTCCTATATTATCTCCCCCACCTCCACCACCAGCAATTACAAGATATTCAACGGAAGTTGGTGCAGATAACACACCAGTAGCTAAAGAAAAGTTAGAAAATAATAATTGATGTACACCAGTCATTATGAAATATTCCCTGTAAGTACAGCTAAATCTGCTGTGTAACTAAACAAGATGCTTGCAACCCCATTCGCATCCAACGTGTGTAAAGCAGTTGCGTCTAAGTCACCTGCTTTAACTGCATTAATAGCAGTACAAGCTAGTGCAGCCGTACAACCGTTTACAGAAACTATAGATATTATATCACCTACAGTAAAAACACTATCTGGAACAGTTAAAACAATATTAGCTGAACTAACAGTTATTTGATTACCTGCATCAGAAGCTTGTAAAGTATAAGATGCTGACTTATTTTCGCTTACAGGTATATCTCTTAAATTACCATCTACATCAGATACTATTGTACCGCTTGTTATAGCTCCAGCAGCACTAACACTAACAGCAGCATCTATAGTTTTATGTGTAACAGTAGCTGTACCTACCTCAGATACTAATGTAGAATCAGCACCTAATGGTAGTAACATTGTATTTGTAGCACTAAGAGAATGATCTTGTGCTTTTAACTTTTGACCATGTGTGTTAGCATGACAGTTTAATTGTATTTGTCCTTCTGCTGAAGAACCATCACCTTTTATCTCAAATACTTGTGTTGCAGGGTCTACTACTAAGTTACCTGATGTGTTTGTTAAGTCTGCATTTAAGTTTAATGTTGCTGGGTTTGTGCCTACTTCTACAATAACATTACTACTATTCTTTGTATATAATCTTTTGTCAGCAGTATTAACTGCTAATTCTGCTCCTCCAACAGCACTAGTGATATCAGCGGTAGCTGGTACTCCTGATGAGTCTTTCTTTTTAGTTAAAATGGTTGTCATGAGTAAGTACCCCCTTCAATTGTACTTGATTCTGTTAGAACTGTGCTTCCTCCATCTTGTAGCACTCCTGTAAAGTTTGCCGTAGCAGCATCTAAAAAAGCTGTATCAGCATCATAACCTTGAACTGATACACCTATCATTGATTGTGTTAGTACATTACTGGCACTGTGTTGTAATACACCAGTAAAGTTTGCAGTAGCATCAGAGTAGTTTACTCCTCCTCCTGTAACACCAGCAGAAGCTACTGATACACCAATATCAGCACTTGTTAGTACATTGCTACCACTTTCTTGTAATATTCCTGTAAAGTTTGCTGTAGCATCATTATAATTTACAGAAGATGCTGCTGCTGCTGTAACAAATTCTATGTCATTTTCAGTTGCATTTACTGCTAGAACAAAAGTAGCATTACCAGAATAAGAAGGCAACAAAGCTACTCTAGCAGAAGCTACAGTAGTCGCACTTGTACCGCCCTCACTGATAGCTAAAGGTAGTTGCTCAAATGTAGCAGTACCTGCACCGCCTGTACCTCTAAAAAAAGCCATAATTATTCCTTAACATAAAAAACCCTCCGAAGAGGGCTATAATGTTTACCAGTTTGGTCTTCCAACAAAGCAAGTATATGTAGCAGTTGCTAAATCAATAGCACCACCTGTATTGTTTTCTACTTGAAACTCTATTGTATCTGCTCCTGTTACTTGTGCAATAAGGTTTAAATCTTGTGCAGAACTGCTAGTTGCTACACCTAATACCATATCACCTACACCTACACCAGATACTGTAATAGCAGTAGCTTCTTCATTGCCATCTGCTACTGAACCAAAATTAAATGTATCTTTGATTGCCCAGGTATCAGAAAAAGCTCCCTGAAACTGTCTGAGTTCTCCTCTTTTTACTGTAGCCATTATTCATCCTTATAAAGAAAAGGGTTGACCGCTAGAGCCA